TGCTATAAAGTTAGCGTTGATGATTTCTATGGTTTTTACACCTGTTTTGTCTGTGACGTAAACGTCGTTGATGCGTTTTGCTTTGAACAAACTGCGAATATCTTTTACTGAATTATACATATATTATATTATAACCTAAGTTTGATGATATGTAAACTACTAATGTCCTTTTCGTAAAAGAGTATAGTTATTCAAAAGTGGTGCATTTTCGCCATCAAAAAATTCGTTGGCCCATTCGTTTCTTTCTTCATCTTTAAGACGATCAAAAACTCTATCTGCGACTGGACTAAAAAGTGTTACTTCAACCGTAACCTCTTTTGTTTCTTTATTGGTGTCTACGTTGATGGAGCGATCACGAGTCGTGTATTCATCGCGGGTTTTACTGAGCATGTCAGTTTTTCTATGGATTACGTTTTGCATATATTATTTTATTTGTTAAGTGGTACATCCTCGGGGACTTGAACCCCGAACCAATTGATTAAAAGTCAACTGCTCTACCGATTGAGCTAAGGATGCAAAAGTGGAGCTTCCTGTCAGATTCGAACTGACGACCTGCTGATTACAAATCAGCTGCTCTACCAACTGAGCTAAGGAAGCGTTAATCATTATCGTTTAATTGTCAAGGTTGTTCCGCTATTTTTTCTAAGCCATATTGTTCTTACAACTAAAGCATTATTTTCAAACATTGGCATCATTCTTTTAAATGTTTCCCAACTTGGCTTTGGATCGCCTAAGTTAGTCCACGCTTCCATTCTTTGTGTTTCTGTTATTTTCATTGTAAAGTGGCATCTCCGGGGAGAATCGAACTCCCATTGCCTGGATGAAAACCAGGTGTCCTAACCGTTAGACGACGGAGACAAGAATTTATTTATTAGACCTTTAGTTTCTTACCTGTGATTGCTTCGTTTTTGGTGAGTCCGTTTGATTTAAAAAACCCGTTTGATGTATTGATGTCGTAAACTTCGACGCGGCCTAATATGCTACACGCCTTTTTCAATAATCGAGAACCGATTCCTTTTCTTCGTTGACGAACTGGAACGTAACATTGAAACATATTCATTCCTTCATCTTTGTACGCTAAGGCCCAACCGGTCCATTTATCACCATTGTGAGCCATGATTAAATAACCGCGATCTTCTTTTAAGCAGCGCTTGAGTTCACTTAAGATTAAGCCTCCACAGATGTGCCCATCAGCTTCGCGATAAACACTGAAGTTATTTCTGGAACACCACTGAATTACGTCAGATGGTGGCCACGTTCTTTTAAGATTGTATACTCTTACGAATGTCCGCATATTACATACTAAAATAAGTTTCAGATGAAGGAGAGCAATAGTGTGGAGTATCATATCGCTCCCAAAAGGGTTTTTGCGATATTAAGTTTACTCGCTTAACAAACGTTTTGTGAATTGCAAATCGCTCTTTTTCGTCGAGAGCTTCAGCGATGTGTTGGCCTAAGTTCTTATAGTCTTCAACGTCATCTTTGCTTATGAGCCTTTCGCCTCCTCTGACGCGCTTGTCCTTACGGTAAATTTCAACCGTTACGAGATTTGGATTAGGGTTCTCCATTACGCCACCCTTGTTAAAAGTGAAGGCGATACACGCCAGGAAACCGTACTAGTTGAAATGTTAATCGTTTTGCGATTTACCTTTTCAACAATTCCTTCGATGAGGCGTCCTCGAGTTGAGGTGAATTGTACTGTATCACCTACTACGAATTTCGATGCTTCGCGAGCTACTAAAAAGCGGCTTGCCTGTTTGTGAAGATCTGTGACAAGATTCAAGTCTGCGCGGTCCATGTCGGTGAAGAGCATGGTGAGTTTTTGTTTTTGAGTTTTTGTTAATGCCATAGTTTTACCTTTTGTTTGATTGTGATAATACTATTATACAATAAGAAACATGGCATGTGAACTGTTATTTTCAGCCCTCAAACCCTTAAGTCACCTAAGTGGTTAATAGTTAACTACTTAAAAGGTGCACTTTTTTTCACTTTTCACAAGTGATTGATTACTAACTATTTACGCTTCGTATGGCGTATTCAATCGCTCGAGATGCCTCAAGCCTCACAGGACGGTTTTTGTACCATCCGCCTGTTTCCATATCTACCTCACGAACTAGCCTCTCGACCTCTTCTGCAGTGATTGGATATCCCCTTCGAATGGCATTTGCCGAGATTGACATCATGATCTGATACATCTTAGAGTACCACCCTGACTCGCCGATCGTCATATATTCGTTGATAAGAGTTTTGTTGATGAATGGGCAATCGCGGTATGACGTCCATTGATAGTTCGTATTCGTAAGTTGTGTTTGACGATATTCATCAAGTTTCTTTTGTATAGCTTCAGGGAATTTTGATCCGAAACTATTGTTCACATTTTCATTTACAAAGTGGTGTTTATCCATCAATTCGTCAGGATCAAGTATAGGACCATTGTGTTTAAAGATAAACTGATAAGAATCAGGATAGTCTGCAGGGACGTAGTACATGCGAGACAAGTCTTTGGTTTGCGGATCACCAAGAGAATTGAATTCTTGATTTAACGCAAACCAAAGATGTTTGATTTTATTTGCTTCTACGTTTTTCGTTAACGGAAAGACTACTCTGAACTTTGGCTTTTCTTTCGTGCTAGATGCTGAACTATAGCAAACGAATCGATTTCTTTCGAATGTTTTGATAGCTTCTTCAAACGTGCCTTCGTATTCATCGATGTCGAGTGCCACCCAACCACCCCACGAAAGTACATTGCGATTTGCTCGTGTAGTTTCTTTTTCGTAAACTGCTGGTGTAATAAGTGCTGATCCATTTTTTCTTTCTCCTTTTTTAGGTTTATATCCTGGCTGTTCGCTTAACGAATACAACAACTCTTCGAACTTTTCCCAAGTAGGAAAAGTCATTTGACGGTGTGTCTTATTGTCAAATATTGAGTTGAATATTGTTAAGCTATACTCCATATTACATTAGCCCGTGATTGCCTCCGTGATCTGGACCAACCCATCCTTCGGGTTTAACTAAGTCCGGAAGACCAAGAGGATTTGGCCTACTTGGCTTTACTCCAACTTCTTTTGTCATATTAGCTTTGTGAACTTCATCCCAAGCTTTATGCGGATCTACGCCAAGAGCATCAAGTGTACCGATAGCTACAACACACAAATCAATCAAACCATCTACAATCTCTTCTTGATCAAGTGGTATTCCTGATTGCGCAGCCTTTTCGGTTTCACCTAATTCTTCATGAAGGAAATCTAATCTAAAACGTAAGAATGTTCTTAGCATCGTACTATCGAACTTCTGTACGGCATCACGCACACCAAACTTGGTATGCATATCATGTATATCTTTGGGCCAATCTTTACTCATTATCTATATATTATAATCTATGTTAGGTGTTTTGTACACTACTAAAGAAAGAACTGTTGTAAGTCTGCTTTAGGTTCTGCGGACCAACCAATAGCACTAAGTATGATATCGATTGGATCAATAAAGGTTTTTTGAAATTGTAAGTTGTAGTCAATGTATTTATTGAGTTCCAATTCTTCAGGTAAAAAGTCAGGGAACGCTACTACGTTTTCTTGAATTGAGTTTGGAACGAGTAGATAAATAAACTTGACTTTGTCACCATTGTGAATAAGCTGATACTTTTTGTCAAGGGCTTTTGCTTTTAAGTGGTGATTGTAGAGAAGTGAACCACGAACATGAATAGGTGTACCTTTACGATATATCCCTTGTCGTTCTGAGTAACTCGTAACGTCTGTCACACCACGAGGGAACGCAATTTGATCAGGCGAAAGAGTTTTAAAGTGTTCTTTGAAAAGTGCGATTGCTTCTTGTGTTTTTTCTTCATCACCAGTTACAATAACCTTGAATAAGTTTCTCATAGCATCACGACATGGCATTGGTGTAGAAGACTTAATAGCCTCAATCCCCATGATCTTGATTTTAGGTTCAGCGTATTGAACACCTTCGTTGTTATGTACATTGAGAATGTAACGTTTCTTCGCGGTCCAAATACCACGATCAGCGATGGCTTCACGTTTCATAACCATACGATTGGAATAAGCTTTAGTGCGTTCTGCAAACTGATCAAAGGCTTTTTCCAACATAGGTTCAATTGCTTTAGAACCAAATTCGTCAAGGAATGATACAGGATTGTTTGGCTTGAATTTATCAACAACATCTTTTACGCCAATGTAAAGAGAGTCAGTATCCATCGCAATAACACGATCTTTAGATTCGCCAAGGAAGTCGTCAAGGTAATTGTTGACACTTGTTTCAGCGTATTTGATAACCTCTTGGCCTGTTAATGTAATTGCAGAAGCGATGCGAAGATCGAAGTAACGGAAGTACTTATTACCCATTGCACCATATAGACTATTAAGAAGAATCTTAATCGCGGTTTGAAGTGTTTCAAGACGAGCCACTTGGCCTGAGGTTTGAGCATACTCGTTACGTTGACGTTTTGAAATAGTTTCAAGTTTTGTTTTTGCCTGAAGCATGTCACCTTTAATCGTAACACGTTTAGCATACAATTCTTCGACGATCTCAGGAATAATGCCTTTCTTATCTTTACGAAAGACTGCACCATTAGACGCAGTTGCACCATCGGCGTTAGTAACACCAATCAAAGTTTCAGGTGACATGTTGTATTGAACAATCAGATTAGGATAAAGTGAGTTTAAGTCAAAAGACATTACCCAATCGTGCATTCCTACGTGTGGATCTTTTACATAGCCACCTGGAAACTGTTCGGTTTCTTTTGGCGTACTTGGAAGAATCGCGATTTTTGAACGAGCTAGTCGACGAAAAATAATAGAGTCCCATATCGCAGTTGTACCAAGAGTGTCCTGATAGTTTACGCCACCGAGATAAGCCATAGTCAATACCAATGTGATAAGGCCAAGTTTTTCTTCCATACGTTCGATGAGTTCAACGTCTTTGATGTTGTAGTCAACAAACATTTGGAAGTCTGCATCATACAAATCGCGAAGTGTACCAACCTCAGAATAGTCAAGTTTCTTTTCGCCAAGTACTACACTTGAAATATGATTGAGTGAGTATGATTCTTGATTGCCATATGTATATGCAAACTTTTTGAAGAGTTCCATATAGTCAAGGTGTTGAATACCCATGATGTCAAAGGCAATCTGCTGACGACCTTTGATAAAGATTTCCTTACGTTCGATCTTACGCCAAGGTGAAAGGTTACGAACCTTTTCTTCACCGAGTAAGAACGCCATTCGAGCTACCATGTAAGGAATATCGAAGAACCGAGTATTCCAACCAGTAATGATATCAGGAGTATTGTCTGGTTCTGCCCAATAGTCGATGAATGCGGAAAGCATCGAAGATTCTTCAGTGAACTGACGATACTCGATTTTTAAATGCTTAAGTGAAGTGATTGCTTCATCATAAGGTTTCATACCCCAAACACGATAAGTGTCATCCTTCGAACTTTTGTACGCAATCGTAAGAATCTGATTGACAGGATTGTCTACCTCAGGAAAGCCATCACCATAAGATGTTTCAATATCTAAAGAAGCAACGTCAACCATGTCGCGATGGTAAACGATTTCATTAGGAAACTGATTCTGAATAAAGGCGGGGATGTGACGAGTATTACCATAAAGGCAAAAGTCAGGAACGCCTTTGTAGGACTTTTCAAATTCCTTGACTTCTTTCATTGAGCCAAACTGTAAAGGCTCGACTGGTGTGCCATCAAGAGCTTTCCAATCTGTAACTGTTTTTTGCGACTTAAGATAAAGCGTAGGTTTGTACGCAATACGATGAGTTATCTTTTTTCCCTCGTCATCGTAACCTCGATATAGAAGTTTGTTACTTAGTCGCTCGACACTGGTGTAGAATCCTGTTAAAATCATAATATAATTATACCATAAGATTTACGGCATGTACACTATATTTTTTCCCAATCTTCTCCCTTTATAGTTTTAATCTTTTTGTTTCCGTCAAAGCCTTCTTTCTTAAAAGAAAACACACAAACTTCTTCAAGTTTTCCATTCATTGTGCGGTAAGCTCCATCGTAACCTTCTTTTAGCAGACGTAAGGTTTCCTCGTCTCGATATTGGCCAAATGGCAAATCTGTGTCTTTTGAGAAGATATCGTCTTTATCTAAATTGTATGCGTTCTTTAGCCTAATTTCAAATTTCTGTTTATAACCTTTAGGCACTGCAAACTTAACGTCTTCTTCATTACCGAAAAAATAAAACCCCTTGCCTGAGAAGCCATCATCGTTTTCACTTCCTTGTAGTGTTTCTTTGAATGGTGGCTTAAACGGTTTACGAGTACCGTGCCAACCTTCAATAAAAAGCTTTTTGCCTTTTGCTTCAACTAAGTACTCACTGAACGATTGCATGTATCTATTTATAAAAAAAGAGCAGTTTAAATTCTTACTCAGGAATATTTCTTTAGAAGCTGAATGCTACACCAAAATCGGTAGTAGCTTCCCAAACTCCATTTGTACCATTAACGGTATCACTGTTAAGATAGTTAACAGTTACGAATACTGATACTGGACCTGTCGTAGAAACACGAGCAAATCCAAGCGTGTAATCATAATCAAATTGTGTTTCAAACGTTTGACCATACGCTGCTCCAATGGAAAGCGCAAAGGCCTCATTAGAATAAAGAGCATACTCTGTCGAGAGCTCTGCGCTATATTCACTATCTTCATTTGCTGATGCGGCAACTACTGCATCCAAACCAAATAGGTTTAGACCATACGCTGCTCCAACTTCAAACAAGCCGTCTCCAGCTTCAACAGTTGAATATTCGCCATAAACACCAAGCACACCAATAAAGGTGTTAAGTTCAGTGCCAACAGTTGCATAAACCTGATAGTCATCAGTGTTAACGTACTCAAGATCACCCACAAGTGAGAGACCTCCAATAACGCCTAAGTCTGTGCTTAGTTTTACGTATGCGGCATCATCTCCGGTGTAAGCACCAGTGTCAATACGTTTTTCGTATTGACCCACTTCGCTTTGAACCTCCCAAGTCTTTGCGACTTCTTGGGCTTCGGCTTTAGCACCGAAGAAGAATGAGTATGCAACGTAAAGTACTACTGCACCTACGATGTATTTAATTATTGTTTTTTTATTCATATTTGTTTTTGTTTGTTAAAAAGCACGAGAGTATGAATTACTCCCGTGCTTAGTCTATTTATTCACCTAATGATTTAGGCTTTTATTCAGAAAGGAACTGAGGTTTCTCAGCACCAATCGTGAAACTTTTAGGCTTCTTTTCTTCTGGAATATTTTTTGCCAGATAGACAGAAAGAATACCATCAACAAGTGCAACAGATTCAACTTCAACATATTCACTTAGTGTGAATGTTCTTTTGAATTTGCGTGTTGCAATACCTTTGTGAATGTATTCTTTATTGCCGTTCAGATCTACATCTTTGGATGCGATTGTAAGAACGTTTTCTTCTTGTTCAACGAATAAATCTTTTTCGTTGAAGCCTGCGACAGCAAGAGCAATTTCGTATTTGTCTTCGCCGTGATTCACAACATTGTGAGGTGGATAACCTTGTTGTTGTGATTGTAGTTTTTCAATTCTATCAAACATAGAATCGAAACCGATTGTCCAGGATTGGCCTGGCCATGTGTATGTATTTGTCATTTGTTTTCCTCCGTTAGGCAGGTTATGTGTTGTGAGACCCCTAAGGCATCTCATTTAAAGTAACAGCGTGTTACCTTAAAAGTTTATTTATACGATTACTCTTACGCTTTTCGAGAATGTGCTATATTCTTTAAACGATAAGAGCTTTCGTGATGAAATTATTTCAAAAAAGGTTTTTGCTTCAGGCCCGTTTAACTTATCATATTTAAATGTAACTGAAGAATAGATTGGTCGATAGTGAAGTGTTCTATCCTTTGGTGTCAAAAGCAATTGACCAGTTGTAACCATTTCAGCTTTCTTAGTATCACCAGTGCGAATAGGATTCATGAAAATATCTTTATCCGGTGTTTGCGCTAAAGCATCGATTGCGTCTGTTGCTAATTTAAAGTCCGGCTTCATAAATTCTGTTGCGTACTTATACCGCATTTCAGAACTTTTTCGTGCGTATTTTAATTCTTCATCTTCAGGATCTTCCATATAACCAAGTTCTGGAATTAAAATGCCATGATTTGTTCTTACTGAAATTTCGTCATCTTTAAGTTTAACTAACTTATGAATAAATTTACGTGGGTTTTCTTTAGTAGCATCTTCTTTACGTACTAAAAAACCACCTTCAATTAAGTAACAATCTTTTTCGTTAAATACATATGTACATCCAGAAAGTTCGTGTGCAATTAAAACTTTTGCCGCAGCTTCAGGTGTTTTTTCTAAAAGTGCTTTACGAATAGCTTTACCGTCAGGAGAATAATAACCATCAGCATTCCTACGAGCCATTCGTTGGTTAGTAATTTTATCACCTTCTTTTTCATCGCTCTTTACAGATAACGATGCGGATAAAACACACACGCCATATTCGTTTAATCCTTCGGTCCAACGGCTTAGTTTATCGTCAATGTATAGACGCTGTAAACCTTCGCGATTGTTTTGCACAATCTCAACATCAGTTTGATAGTTGCGATCACGATTCTTAATCCCAATCCAACCGCGATTTTTTAACTTTTTTACAGCTACTACACACATATAATCTATTTATATGTTTAAACCTTTTTAACGTTACCTATTGAGTACTTTGATTCTAAATTCCATTCGCTTTTATCACGATGGGAAATAATTTTAATTTGCCGTAAAGATGTTTTTGGCTCTGCTTGATTTTCGTCGACCACTGTAAGTAAGCCCCAATCAGATAAAAGTGTTGTAATGGTGTTTCGACGTCCAATATCATCTTCACTGAAATTTGAAGGTTTTCCATCAAGCATAAAAAGTTCTTTAAAATGGACGATAAAGTATCGCCCTTGTTTATGCAGAATATGACAACTTTGATAAAGCGTGTTATGATCTTTCTTTGAAGCTACTCCTATACGAGTAAGAGTTTCCTTGATCTTAAGGAAGTCATCGGGTTCATTTAGTGTTACCTCCAACATATCTGAAGGTGTCCATTCAATTGGTGTTTGTATTTGCATAATTTATTTCATTGTAAAAAAGTATTTATACAAATCGCAACTTACGCATCATCTTCCTCCTTTGTTAAGTGTGTTATGTAATTGCTTTATACTTACCTTTGTAAAAAGAGGGTAAACAGATTCAGCCTTTTCTTGTGAATAATTATAATACTCTTGAATCGCCTTTATGTCTTCAGACGACTTTGCTTTTTTACCCCACTTAGAAAACCTCTTTTTTGGTGTTACGATATTGCGATAAAAGTCGTATTGCATTCTTGCTGGAAGATTGTTTTTTATGTTCATTTCATTAGCAAACAATGCTGTGTCTTTGAAGTAAGACAACCCTCGATTAATAACAAATGCAACGTATTGTTTATCAGCTGCATCAGGATTAGATGTTTCAAGTGAATCATCAGCAGTACAATCTTCTAAAAGGTGTTTACCTTTTCTTCCTTCATTAATAGACTTTATGAAGTCAAATGGCGATAGCTTTTTTACTTCCATTCTGATGATGCCATGATTTCAGTTAGACATGCAACAGTGTTGAGTTCCTTATCTGCTACGAATGCTGCCTTGTATTGGTAATCGGCAAGGACAAGAATAATTGCAGGAATAGAATGAGGACTTGCGAAGTCGTAAAGTGTATCATAGATTCTACGGAAAATGACAGACGAATCAATATCGCTATTGTTAGTTACCCAACTGCGCATGTTTTTAAAGTCTTTGTCTTTTAAGTTCTTTACTAGCGCTGAGATGTTTTGGTCCGATAGACCAATCAATATGTCTGAAGTGATTTGACCTGATGACGAATAGCGTTGACACTCGTTGATTACACGACGCCAATCAGGAGCATAGCGCATAATCAATTCAGCGAGTATTTTATTGTTATAGTCAACCTCTTCAGTTTCAAGAATGGTTTGCATTCTTTTCATGAATTGCGCTGCAAGTTCAGCAAGTTGTTTTTTAGTCGTGTTGAATTCAATTACTGAACACCTTGAGTGAAGAGGTTCAATAATACGATTCTTAAAGTTACACGTAAGAATGAATCTGCAATTCGAACTGAACTCTTCAATGAAACCACGTAACGCTGGTTGAGTTGACTGAGCATTCAAATAATCAGCCTCATCTAAAATGACAACTTTATAGTTACCACCATTTAATGAAACGGTAGATGCAAATTGCTTGATAGTCGAACGCAGTGTATCAATGTTGCCTGATTCAGAAGCGTTAATAAGTAGGTAATCTAAGTCAAGTTCATTACACAGTGCACGGGCAACTGTAGTTTTACCTAGACCTGCAGAACCAGTGAGCAGCATGTTGTGCATTTCACCGGTGTCTACGATTTGTTGAAAAGTCTTTTTCAGACTTGTCGGAAGAATACAATCTTCGATAGTTTGTGGGCGATACTTTTCAACCCATAAGAATTCTGTTTTTGTCATAATATAATTATACTCTAAGATAGAGTATTTGTAAATCAAAAGGGTTGAGCAGTTTTTTTCAAAACCGACATACTCAGGTCGTGGCTTTCAACTACTCAGAGGTTTCCTCAGTCACCTCTGCGCCATCAGTAGCTGCTTCATCACCGGCGGCTTCTTCGCCGTCTTTTTCTTCTTCTTTAGGCGTGTAGAATTCGACGAAGGCTGCAACACGATCTCGGATGGCGCCAACGGAACTGAGTTCAGCTCCTTTAAACGCGCCGCGTGTGGATGCAACGTCGATGATTTGCAAAATTGCACCAAAGTCTCCAATGTTTACTTCAGGCGCTTGTGCTTCTTGTACTTCTTGTGTTTCTTCACTCATGTTTTTACTTTTTTTAGGTCTATTTGGCATAATTTATTCATTTCCAAATGTAGAATTCTTTTCTAAAGCGATCCAATATTCTACAGGATTATTATTTATACGTTCCCAATGCGATATAAGCTTAGAACTTACTGCAACATTGTAATCACCAGGAATAAGCTTAAGATTAGCGATTAAGAATTGAAAGTCAAAAACAGCGTTACCAATATAATCATTTGTTTTAATTCGAAAAGTATTAGCAGATGAATTGTTGGGATCTCTTACTTCAAAACAAAGATTATCATCACCTTCAGTTGCTGTGATTGAAACAACAGGATGACCAAGTGCTCCACCGGCTTTACGTATTTGACTAATTAGATCATCAGTAATAGTAATATTAACTTCAGCATCAGGCATATTGACGCCTTTTTCAGGTGCTGTTAATATAGACTTATCAGCATATCGATAAGTGATGGAAGAAGTCGGCGACTCCATAACAACTGAATCATCACCAAATACTAAATCTGCATCTTCAATCAACGAATGCGCTGAAAGAAATTCATTTAAATCATAGATGCCAAATTCTTTTGGAAATGTTTCAGTGACAGTTGTAGACGCCATGATGTTTTTAGCTTCTGCAATTGTTGACAACTTATTACCTTCGTTAACAACGAGGTTTGGATTAATGGCTGAAAAGTTTTTCAGCACTTCTAACGTTTCTTTACTAATTTTCATAATATCTATTATACCTCAGGTTTTGTGTTTTGTACATAATAAAATTCAACTAAAAACATCATACAACATATTGCGTGAGCTCCATGATGAATGCCGGTTTCGTCGTCGAAAGTTTCGCCTTTTTGTAAGGCCCAAAGGTGACGTTGCGCTGCAGCAAAATAACGATCGTTAATATTGTCAAGCTTTTTCCAATTGTGTCTATCATACTTTTTTGCACCAATGGTTAATACCTTAACAGCGTCTTCTAAAGCGTTAGGAGGAATTAGGCTATAGTCAGGCTTGTCTTCGTCAAACTTAATACCTCCATTCGAAGATTTTTTCTTCGCGAACTTTGCCTTCATTTTCCACTCCTTTAGTTTATCTTCTGTCATTACTTTCTTTTTTCTTTATTGTTCTTAATGGCTTTATCAATTTTAGGAGTTACCATCCTTTGAACTGTTTCATTAAAAACCATTGGTCCAGATGAACGACCTAATAGTTTTCTTTTACTTGGATTTGGCGCTCTTAGATCTGCACCTGGTTTTAATGTTTTACTCATAATATGTTTAGTGTTATATAAAAAAGTTGCCTACCGTTAAGTTATGACGCTTAACGGTAGGACTTTAGGTTAGGTTATGACTTGCGATCTCCACCGCAAAGTGTTAAAAGGGAGCTTCTTCTTTTTCTTCATTGTATGCGTTGTAATCAGCGACCACATCATCTACACTCGTTTGTTCGACAATTTCTCCATTTTCGTTGAGTTGGCTTTCATCAATCTTAGTGTAAAGATCTAGGAACGCTGTACGAGTTTCCTCATCGAATCGGCTGATACACATGTTGATTGCTTTCATACGATCACTGAAGATTGAGAAGCTTTTGACAATGTGGCAAAGGCGGCGAGTGGAAACCACTTCTTCTACGCCTTCGGCCTCAAAGGTTTTGCGAATTACGTTTGACCATGCAATAAGCTTTTCTGCGAATTCGCTATCCTCAACACCGAACTTAGCCATATGCTTTTCGACGATCTTCTTTTCAATCGTTGGCTGAGGAAAAGCTTGATCAATTACACATACAAACCGTTCGAGGAAAGCATCGTCGATAATTGATGCTGCGGTAAATCTACCGTCGTCAGAACCACGGCCTTTAGTATTGGCTGTAGCGATTACGTTGAATCCTTCAGCAGGTGTTACCACCTCACCAGTCTTTTTCAAGAGAATAGGGTTGCCTTCAAGCACGCCTTGGAGACACATAATCTTATTAGTAGCACGATCGATTTCGTCAATCAAGAGTATGCAACCACGTTCCATAGCTTTGACGACTGGTCCTTTCTGAAAAACTGTTTCACCATTAACCAAGCGGAAACCACCAATCAAATCATCTTCATCAGTTTCAGGAGAGATTTGAACTCGTACGTATTCACGCTTTGTTTTAGCGCAAGCCTGTTCTACCATCATTGTCTTACCGTTGCCTGAAAGACCAGAAATGTACGTTGGGAAAAACATATTTGACTTTATGATTTTCATGATGGTGGTATACTCACCCCACTTAATGTAAGTAGGATCGACAGACGGTACGTAGACTTCATCATTAGAGACTGAAGCTACACCTCTGAAGGCAATATTTGCCATTGCTGTTTGAGGCACCTGAGGTGCTACAGGAGCACTTACAGCAGGAGTCTCAAGGGAGTACACACCACGCTTTACACGGTGTAAATTATTAATCGTTTGGTAAGCAACCTTTACGTCGATACCGTTAGATTCTGCAACTGCCAAAACTTCTTGGCGAGTGAAAGATGCTTTTCCTGCATCCTGGAGGAGTTCTTTGAGTGATTTTGTCATATTTGTTTACCGTTATTAATTATTATAGATCTATTATACCGTAAGTTTAATAGTTTGTACACCGTTATTATGCAATTATTTCAGCAAATTTAGTCATAATGATGCGGTTTGTACGGTTTGCCACATTATGTTTAGCGAATTGGCGAGCTAGTTTGCTTTGTTCTCCGCGGTTTTCTGAAATGCTTTTTCCTTCAGTTTTTGAGAAGTCGAAGTCTTCATCTTCAATTTCAACATTACTTGAGAGTAGAAAGTACGAATCGTAGCCGAAGCAATCGGACATATGAAAGTGGTTGTCTTTACGATACTTTTTCATATAGTCACCTGTTTTTCCATAAGCTTTACCTTGACCATACATATGACCAGCCATTTTATTAAGATGTTGATTGCCAGCGCGCTTGTTATTTGGAAGGAAAAAACCAATAGTATTGACGCCTTTAACTTCATTCAACAATTTGACATATTGATGAGTAGATTTATGCTGTTTGATAGTTCTTTGCTTTCCTCCTAAGTTGGTGAAAAATGTACCAGCAGACCAAACTTCACTTGGTCTACAGCAATGCGATTCACCATCAGTTAACACAATAACGTTAAGCTTTTGCACGGGGTTCTTTTTTCTGAAATCATCTACGATTTGGTGAGCTGCAATCAAAGTGTGATCAAGTGGAGTACCACCTAAGTGCTCGAATTTTGAAATTCCTTGTTGACTAAATCTGTAATCATTTGAATTAAGGATTTGACAAGACACCATTTGAAAAGCTTCGTTATATTCCCTTGATGACATTTCGCTTGAAAACAATTCTGCTAAAACCAAGTCTGACAAATCAAACTCCATGTCTGATTGAGAAACGTCTTCTTTATCCAAAGAATAGTTTGATGTAAAAGAATAGACTCTGTATGGAATTCCAACCTTTTTGCAGAAGTGAACCAAATTCAGTGTGTGTTCTAATACATCTTTAAGAACGCTTGACATTGATCCTGAGTAGTCAATAAAGAATATCATACCGTGGCTTTTTGCATCTGCGAGGTGCATGACTGACTGAAAAATTTGGTCGTCATATTTGTACTTATGCAGTTTGTTTACGTCCAATGTACCACGACGAGACTCTTGAGCTCGCGAGTATTGATAAGCTGCTTTTCTGCGTTCGAATTCACGTGCAAGTACACCAACCTTTTTGTTAGTCTTCTTCTTAAATTCAATTGCCTGTTCTAGAAGATTAGAAGTATGGCGTGCACGATCTTCAGGCTCGACGTAATAATCTTTTGGGAAAAAGTCTTCAATCTTACCGCGGTCTTCCATTACTTTTTTATAACCTACAATGTGTTTATCAATAGTGGTTTTTGTAGGCCACAGCGCTATTGCTTCGTACTGTCTGTTCATACCTTCCACAGATTCTTCGTCAACCAAGTTTTCTTCAAGCGATTTAGTAGTTGTAGGCTCAATGATAACATCTTCACCACCTGAATCGCCTTTACCACCTGCACCATCTTGGCCAAGTTCGTCGTCTTCATCGGTTTCGTCAAATTGCTTTTTTCTTTGGTCTAAATAATCACCTAAAGCCTCTTCTATTTCTTCGTCACTAACAGCAGATGGAACACTGTGAGATTCTGTGCCATCGTCTGCTTCGTCGGAAAAATCTTCAGGTAAAGAAGAATTGCCGAAATTATCGCCATCATCTTGAGAGTCACTTTCCTGTGGTTCAAGTTGTTCACCTTCGCCATCTTCTTGATCTTCGTTGTCGTCAGCCTCTTCCTTTTTAGCTTCAGCTTCTTCTTCAGCGAACTTTTTTACTTTATGGTAAAGTTCAACTACATCTTCAAATGTTTCAGCCGCATAGCATTCTTGGTAAAGCCCTTCTTCCTCTTCGTTGAGTGGAATATCAACAACAGTGCCAATTTTGCCACGTAGGTTTAAACGATCAAGAAAGCACATGTCTTCAACATTCTTATCTTTAATTCCAAAGAAGTCACCTTCAACAAGTTCCTTATAGGCACCATTGAAAATTCTTGGCATACCAGCGTATTTGTTTTTAATAAGACGCTCGATACGAATATCTTCAATAATGTTTATAATGTCAAAGTATTTGCGATCTTCTTTTTCAAGAAAAGATTCTAAAGCATCGGCAGGAGTATAAAGAGCGTGTGATACTTCGTGGCCAACAAGCATATCATAGACTACCTTGCCTTTGTCTTTCCAAACTGGAAGACCAAGTACACGGTGCTTCACATCAAAGTATGCAGTCTTGATACCTTTTTTGTGAGTGACCGTAATGTTTTCAGTGGCGAGTAGTCGGGCCACCGATGATTGATTTTGTAAATCGAGTATTTTTTCCATAAACCTTAACTCCTTGTGAGTGTTATAGATCTATTATACCCTAAGAAACTGTGATTTGTACACAGTTATTTTACTTTTTTGCTAAGGTGTTATCTATCAACAACTTATGAAAGAACCTTTTTAGCCTGAGCCACTATATCGTCGTATTTTCCGTAGTTTATAGCAACTCCATACTGCTTTTTAAAGGCTGGAGCAAGATTGTTCTCAAAATAAGAGCGGAAAAGGTTGTCGTCAGATTGATGTGGATCGTGTCGCGCGCGCATGCTCGCGAGCGCGATTATATTATTAGCAGTGTCGTACTTATAGTGCTCCATCTTTTTTCAATCGACTAAAGTTATTTGTCTTTTCAAATTCTAGTTTCTTTGGAAATTTTCCTTCGAGCAAATCTTGTTTGTGCGATATGATAAACACATTCGTTTCTTTACCAAGCGTATATAGTATCTTTAATAGATTGTCTACACCATCAGCATCCATACTCGAATCAAACGTTTCATCAAGAATAAGTAGATTCGTATTAGCCGAGTTTTTCATTCGAGCAATTTGACGCCATGCAAACAACAAACTCAAATCGATACGTTGTTTTTCACCTTCGGAAAAAGAAGCATATGTAAATTCATCGCGATGGCGTGATTTGATTGTTTCATTAAAGGAATCGTCGAGGTGAAACAACACGAAGAAATCTAATATTTGTAAATACTGATTAATGAGCTTATTCATTACTGGCAAATATTGACGAATCACTTTTGTTTTGATTCCAGTATCGCGTAACAACTCGCTAATAGCATCAAGATAAGAGCTTACCTTTGATTGTTCTGAACGCTTAATATTGAGTTCTTCACGAGTAGTACGATCGTTTTCGAGTTTTTCTTCAGCAGCAGTAGTATCCTGAACTTCAACAACCTTTTCCAATGACTTGATTTTATCTTTTAGCCCGCTGACCTTTACGTTATTCGTATTAATAGACGATTGTACTTCATTGAGGTGGACCCATTGTTCACGGTATTCTTCATGTAAAACTTCTACACTTTTGCGGTCATTTATTGATTTGTTTATCTTTGCCTGTATACTTTTAGCGTTTTCTTGTGCTTCAGCAATTTTTTCGTTCTTTAAATCTAATGATATATCCTGAGAACACGTAGGACACACGTTATTTACTTCGTAAAACTTTGCTTCTTTTACAATTTTTCTTACATCGGTATCAAGTGATTGTTCTGCGAATGTATGATTCTGTATTTCGTTATGAGCATTATCCATTTTAGATTTGACACCTAAATACGTGCTATCATACTCTTCTTGCAATGTGGTATTACTATTACTTATTTCAAGAATTTCTTCTTCAATCCTTTTTATTTCTTTTTTACGTTTCGATTCTTGTGATGTATCAATCCTTTTTAAATCTGCGATATGATTATTTTGTAGTCTTATAGTTTCCTTTAACAATTCTAACTGATGATCAGTGTCTGTCATTTGACTTCTTAATAGACTTACTTTATCTTTAAGAACGCCATTCATCTTTGTGAATATGCCGATATCTAAAAGATCCTCAATCACATTCCTACGTTGATGAGAAGGTAGTTGCATGAAAGGAATAAAGTTAGATGATCCTAGAACAACTACTTGGTGAAAAGACTTATGGTTCAGTTTAAGAATATTTTGTTCAATAATTTTCTGGTAATCACGGCTGTGTGATTCTTGATCTAATAGCTTACCACTTCTATAGACTTCAAATATGTTTGGCTTCATACCACGAATAATCTTATATTCGATGTTACCAACAGAAAATTCAACTGTGACTAAACAGTTTTTGTTATTAATAGAATTTACGAGTTGAGGTTTATTAATACTACGGTGAGGTTTACCAAACAAGGCGTAGGATAAAGCATCAAGCATTGTAGATTTACCTGCACCATTTGCACCTACTACTAATGTAGAAGAGTCTTGGTCAAGATAAATCGTTGTTTCAGTATTTCCTGTTGAAAGAAAGTTTTTCCAAGTAAGTTTTTTAAACGTAATCATTATATAGTATCTAGTGCCTGAGCTTCAACCAAAAGCTCTTGCATCATCTTTTTTAGTATGTCAGAATTTAAATTTGTTTCAGTAGCATCGATATAACTATTAAGTAAAGTTGGTGTATCATCTACTTTAACGTCATCATCTTCAACGTTATCACCACTATACTCATCAAAGTTTTCTATGATCCTTACTTCGTGTGGATTGTAATCGTAAACCTTTTCCATAAACTTATCAAAAGCGTATAGATCTTTTTTGTTTGTTACAATTACTTTAATATACGTGTTTTCAATTTGTTCTTTAGTGATAGATGGTTCATCATCGCCATCGTAAAAAATCTTTTGAAATAGAACATTAGTATTACGAACTGGTATAACATCACGAGTTTCTGTATCTAAAACGTGAAAGTGTTTAGGATCTCCGGCATCAGACCATGTCAATTCGTATTGTGTACCTAGATACGTAATGTTTTCTTGAGTGCTCTTAGTGTGATAGTGACCCGTATAAACAGCTTCGTATCTGTTAAACATTTTCTTATCCATACCATGCGATTTAATATTAGCGCCTGCCATATACTGAAAACCACCAAGTTCTAAGTGACCCATAAGAATAGGTGCAGCTGCTGTATTAATAAACTGAATACACTTGTCTTCGTTTTCTTTACACATCCACGGTAACAGTGCTACATCCAAACCATCGTAATTTACAATTGTTGGATCCATGTGTATATGAATACGATCAGAATATTGTGCTAATATCGTTTGGATCGAATTTAACTCATTCGTATTCTTATAATATACATCGTGATTGCCAGGAATAATATCCATCTGCATATCGTGCTCATACAACTTAGATACAAAATGCTTATAGTTATGTTCTAAAACTTTGTAGTTGACGTACTTACGGTGTTCGAAATAATCACCTAAGTGTAGAATACGTTTAATTCCATTCTCTAAAAGATAGGGAAAAAATATTTCATCATAAAACTTGGCTGAGTAATCTAAAAAGATGTCTGAGCCATTTTTGACACCGGCATGGGTGTCATTCAATATCGCTATTTGCATAATGTATTATAGAAACTTTTCTAAGCCACCAATGATTTTCTTTTTGGCGCGTTTCTTTTTAAGTTCTTTGCCGTATTCTTTTATCTTATTATCTCTTTCACGGATTTGTTGAGATTTGTATCTTACTCTATCTACAATACCATTCGGATCTGGATGGTCACCAATATCCATAAAGGCACTTGCACCCGCATGGTCTATGTATTTTTCTTTAATGTCTTGTTGCTTCTTTTCTTTTGCAATTCGACGTAAAAAAGCGTAGTAAGTTATTTGAGTGAAGTATGCAAAGGCATTAGGTAATCCGGTACGTGTTGCCTTTTTAACATCATAGTTCATAATCGCTTTAATGCAATTCTCAACTGCGTCCATTACCATTTCTTCTCTATATGTATAACCAACAAAGTTTGGTTTATGCGATAATCCTTCTGCTATTTTTAAAAAACAACTTCCAATATATTCAGTTATAATAGGTTCATCTTCTGATTTATCTCTAGCTTCATTTGCCGATGTTACGTAATCAACCACTGATTGCGAAAACAATTTGTTATTTACATAATGAGGTTTATCTCTTGGTTTTTTCTTAACTTCTTTTTTCATTTTATAGTATCCATTATATATTAAGTTCACTCACTTGTACACTAATAAAAGTGCAACTTAATATCATTATTATTCATTTTTCGGTGTACAACTAGTCAATCTTTTGGTATAATAATTAAGTACAAACAAAGAAAAGGGAGTTACTCACTTATTACCTTTATGTTTCTTTCTCCACTCCATGTGGATATCTGTAACAGGACTAAAGTCTTCGGAATGATTCATCCCGTTATCAACCTTCCAACTTTCTTCTTCCTCTTCTTCATCTGTAAAATCATGATTATCAACTGGAGGATTAAACATTTGATCTATTACATCTTTCATATCGCTAGGTGATAATACATCATTTAATTTCTGCATAATAAAATAGCGGTGGTAATGTAACTTAAGGGCGAAATTAGTTGGCGTAAGACCTATGACCTTATCTCCACAAACTTGAATTAGCTCATCATCGTCAGAGTCGAGCCACTCGCGCAAATAGCTTTTTTGTGTGTTATCATCGAACTCCAATTGTAAAGCTCCTGCTAAATATAGAATATTGTTTTCTACATCCCTATCGCACTCTTCTGCTATTAAGTATGTTCCGTCAACTAAACGATAACTTATAATGTCAACTTCGCTTAGGTATTTCTTTAAATCTTCTGATGGTTTATAACTCATAATGGCACCTCGCTTATTTTGTAGTTAAATTTTTCTTTAGCGTATATTTTAACCCGTGTAATCGCGTGATTCAAAGTGTAATTCTTACGTTTTTTCCATGACAAATCATCTGCTAAATCGTAAATAGTTGTTCCTTGTCCATCTTCTGTTTTTCTTAATCCTCTTCCGATAGATTGTAGAACTCTTATTTGTGATTTTGTAGGTGAAGCAAACATTATATTGTGCAGGTTAATTATATTTATACCTGTCGAAAAGGTTCCAACGCTCGCAACGATAATTGCGTTCTTTTCTTTTTCAGTGATCTCGCGGATCCTTTCTCGTTCTTCAGCGTTAACAGCGCCTGACACAAAGAACACTTTACGATCTGTACCTTTACATTTTTCTACAAACATCTCGTATAAAGGTTTACCATGTTTCTGAACAAGATTATACAGCACAAGCGAGTTCCCTTGCTGATCGCACGTAAGGTTGACTATAAACCTATTCCTTTTTTCATGACTTACTATATGATCTATTTCGTCTTGGTACTTTAATCCCTTACATAGCTTTCTTTCTTCGTCAGAATATTTTAACACTAAGCATTGTACTGTTAGCTGCGCCAGTGTGTTAGAATCGATTAACTCCTTAGTGCTAGTAACTTTATACACCGGACCAAAATTGCCTTCTAATGTCATTTGGTTTGACACTGCATCATCAATAGTCCCGGTGGTTCCTATACGCATATAAGCTTCGCTCAATCGATTCATAATCGTGGTCAATGACTTTGCTTTAAACGTATGAGCTTCATCCCCTATCACAAATCCGTATTGCTTAAACCAACTTTGCGGTAGTCGTATTGCGCTTTGCCATGTAGTTATAACAACCGATTGTTCGAAATCTAATTTTTCTTTACCAGAATAAATTCTATGAACATCTTCTTCTACGTCAAAAGTATCATCACCATCTGAGTAATCCGCAAAATCTTTGTACATTTGCTCAACCAACGATGTAGTAGGAACAACAACCAACGCTCTAAAGTCTACGTCGTTTTCAAGAAAGTAGCGCAATAGCATGTAAATAATTAAAGATTTGCCAGAGCCAGTAGGAGAAATTAAAATGCATCTACTATTCTGCGCTGCATGTATAAATGCATCTAACTGGTAATCTCTTGGATCAATCTTTTTTCCGTTAATGTTAATAGACAAACTATTAATAAACGTTTCTAAATCTTCTTTTTCATCAACTGGATTTTTGAGTGTGTCATCTATCTTTAATTCGTATCCACGCTCATAACAAAATTCAGCAACACGTTTTAGTAAACCATAAGGTAAAGTTTGAGATCTTGAATCGAATAAGCGTATCTTACCAT